CGTACCGATCGTTGGCTATTATGATAGGTTAAATGAAGTAATTGCATCAACAGTGCATATGATCAATGTATACAAAAACACAAAACCAGTTATGAATACATTCTCACAACCTGTTGATTTCGTTCGTATTTTAACAATTGGTACTTATGACGAAGAACAAAAAAAAGAAAATTTGCTTTTTCTCCTTGACAATATTAGGGAGGTTGTGTATTATTATGGTATACCGAGCGATTTGCTCAAGAGTGATGGGAATTTGTTGAGAAGTATCACAAAAAAAGTTAAAGAAGCTTCAAAGAAAGGCAAGATTAAAACTAGTTTTGGTATCTTCTCAACTGAGTACGATCAGAAATATTGCTTCATTGAGGCACGCACATCTTTTATACAAAATATTAAAAAATAGCTTGACAAATAAGCTGCAATAAGTTATATTATTAGTAGAAGCAAGGGAAATTAGCTTTGCTTACTATAGCCAAAAAGGCAAAGGAAGAAAAAAATAATGACAATTGATATGGAAAAGATGCGAGCCAAGCTCTCAACTCTACGTGGCGAAGGAAACGGAGGTGGAAATTCCGTTTTTTGGAAGCCGAACGAAGGAGCACAAGACATTCGTATTGTTCCTACCAAGGATGGTGATCCACTAAAGGAAATGTGGTTTCATTATAACCTAGGAAACAATCGTGGATTTTTATGTCCAAAGAAGAATTACGGGGACAATTGTCCCGTATGTGAATTTGCTTCACGATTGTGGCGAGAAGGCGTCGAAAATGACGATGCCGAAAGCAAGAAGATGGCTAAAAGCCTGTTTACACGACAGAGGTTTTTTAGCCCAGTAGTTGTTCGTGGCGAAGAAGACTCGGGAGTGCGAGTATGGGGCTACGGAAAGACCGCTTACGAACAACTACTAGGATATATTCTCGATCCGGATTATGGCGACATTACCGACATTGAGAGTGGAACGGATATTACCCTCACATATACCAAGCCCTCCAAGCCCGGTGCATATCCGCAAACCACTCTCAAACCCCGTCGTCATACTTCTACGCTTTTAGAAGACTCTGAGCAAGTACCTAGCGTGCTGGATAATATTCCAGATTTCTCTAACATTTTTGATCGAAAGACGACTGAAGATGTAGAGAGTATGCTAGACGCGTTCCTCTCTGACGACGAGAGTACCGAGAGTCGATCTCATGAAACTGTAATGTATAAGAACAAAAATGAGGTCAATAGTGTCGATGCAGCTTTTAACGAGTTGCTCGGCCAGTAGCGAAGAAGCCCGCAGGGAGGCATGGGGAACAGATGCCTCACACTTTTAAACAGCTGTTTAACAACTGATTCTATACCTGTGCCTATTAAACATTAGAGGAACCCATGAGCACTAAACAACAAAAAAAGGATCGACGAACGCTAATTGAATTAGCCTGTGCTATTCAAAGTCGCGAGATTATCACCGATACCCAGAACCGTTTTTACGGAAAAGCTTCCGAAGAAACAAACCCCATTTCGGATTTTTACCATCCAGATCTTGATTCACATGTGAAGTTAGAAGGTACTGCGAGATATCGTTTAGATCAGGTGCGCATCCAAGAGGTGGGATCAAAAAATTACCCTCAGCTATATCAATCTATTTTGAGCGTGGGCATCAAGAACGATGTTATTGTGCTTAAGAGTTTTGACGAGTCTCCCTATGAGGGGGACGCAATTGATGGATGTACGCGCACCGTGTTGGGCGGCGAAGCAGAAAGGGCTAATCCGAACACTTCTTCGATTGATGTCCCCACAATTCTTATCACGGACTCACCGCTGGTGAGGCTCGTTCGACGGAGGAAAAAGTTCTTCCAGAATTTACTTAATGATCACTTGCCTTGTGCTTCTGCGAGCAAGGCTACCATCATGCTCTACATTAAAGAGCAAATTAATAAAGAGTCAAAGCCAGATACAGAGGAATTCCGAGCAGATCTGTTAGACGATGTATATGAGATGGTTCAAAACAATCGCAAACGAGATACTGTTAAGGATTGGATTTCAGAGGCGCATGCCGGCATCCAAGCCAACCAGAACGGTATCAAGTCATGGAGAGTCCAGAGTGATCGACACTCGATGATTCGCCGGCAACTGGAACAAAGCAAAATTCCCAACATTCGTAATGGGTGGGGCAACGAACACGGACTTGTTCACGCACACTATAAGATTTACAGTGTTCGCTGTGACCAAGGCAACATAGAGAAGTCGGCCGGCACCGAGTCGGTACGCAAGGGAGAAGGCACCGACTCTCGGACATCAGTTTTGATTGTTCACACAACGGCCACAACCCCTCTCAAGATCACAGAATCGCAGCAGAAAGTCTTCAACAAGCTGGGACATATTGATGCCCAGCATATTAATGGCAAGCAATTTGATTATGTTTTCATGTTGGGTCAGGTAAAAGCAGTTAATGCCGGTAAACTTCTCACCAAGGAAGATGTATTTCCATGTCCTGAGTTAAAAGTTGTGGAAACGAACGCTTAAATGAAGACACCATTAAGATATCCCGGCGGCAAAAGCCGCGCGGTTAAGGTGATCTTGCCTCTTATTCCCGAAGATTGTGGGGAGCTTTGCTCCCCCTTTCTCGGAGGAGGTTCTATTGAAATCGCGGCCTCAGAGCGTGGAATGACCGTTTATGGTTATGATGTGTTTGCTCCCCTTATTTGGTTTTGGGAAGAACTGTTGTCGCGACCACAAAAGCTATCAAAGAAGGCTCTTACATATTCAGAAAATGTGCTTAATTATACGCCCATTGAATCTTGGGTAGAGAGGTGGAATCATTTTGCCACCAAAAATGTTTGTAAAGAGAATTGTCGCGTCCACGGAGAAGATCGGACAGCATTGTGCAATGATCATAATAAACTGGAACAGCTGATTCGGGGTCAATTAATAGGGATCTCAGAAACTACTTTTAAAGAGTGTCAAGTTTATTTGAAATCTTTGATGGAGACTGAGGGGAAATCCACGATTGACAAAGCGGCTCGTTTTTTTGTAGTAAATAAAGCCGGCCGCTCCGGAGCCACTTTAAGTGGCGGTTATTCTTGGCGCGCCTCATGGGATCGCTATAATCAGTCATCTCTTAAAAGGCTTTCAGAATTCCAATTAGAAAACTTTAACGTTGGCCGCGCAGGTTTCGAAACTTCAATTAAGAAACACCCATCTGCATTTCTTTATCTTGACCCTCCATATTATTTGGAAAAGAAAAAGAATAAGTTGTATGGTAAGAATGGTAATCTGCATAGTGGTTTCGATCATGTAGGATTATATCAGACATTAAAATCAGTTGACAACTCATACATTATGTCGTATAATCAGAATAGCTTCATCAGAACACTTTATGAAGAGATCGGGTCAACGTGTATTAATCTGCATGATGCATGGGCATATGGAATGAATGATTCTAAAAAGTCCAATGAAATGATTGTTACTAACTTGCCAAGTGAGCAAATTAGAGCGAAGATAGAAGAGCTAACAAAGAAAGAAAAGGAAGAAGAAGATGTCCAGAATGAGGAAATCGAATGCCGGCAAACTATCGATTGCCGATATGCGCAAGCTAGTTAATAAAAAGGCAGGGCACAAGGTTGCACACGATCTTACAGAAGACAACCCGACTGCTGTTAAGGATTGGATTCCTACTGGATCGCGATGGCTTGACTCGATCATCCGTCGTGGTCGATTGGCTGGCATTCCAATTGGAAAAATTGTCGAAATCGCAGGATTAGAGGCAACCGGCAAAAGTTTTATGGCTGCACAAGTAGCCGCCAATGCTCAAAAAATGGGTATTGATGTAATTTATTTTGATTCTGAATCAGCTATCGATCCAATTTTTTTGGAACGTACTGGCTGTGATTTAGAAAATCTTCTTTATATTCAGGCTGCGTCTGTCGAATTTGTTCTTGAGACTATTGAAGAACTCTTGGGCTCAAACGACAACCGCATGCTGTTCATATGGGATTCATTGGCTTTGACACCCGCCATCTCTGACGTTGAAGGCGACTTCAACCCTCAATCATCGATGGCAGTTAAGGCTAGAATCCTCGCAAAAGGAATGTCAAAACTGACAGTTCCAATTGCGAATTGTCAATCAACGTTTCTTGTCTTGAACCAGCTTAAAACAAATATTACACGATCCCCGTCTGAAACAATGACAACGCCATATGTAACTCCAGGTGGAAAAGCTATGATTTATGCTTATTCATTACGAATTTGGCTTACTGGGCGCAAGGCGAAAGCTAGCTTTATTACAGATAAGAACGGGTTCAGAATTGGATCCGAAGTTAAGGTAAAGCTAGAAAAATCTCGTTTTGGTACGCAAGGCCGTCAATGCAATTTTAAGATTTTGTGGGGCGATGAAATTGGCATTCAGGATGAGGAAAGTTGGTTTGACGCAATCAAGTCTTCTGATAAGTTGACTTCTTCTGGAGCATGGTACTCGCTCGATATGGGCGATGGAACTGTAAAGAAGTTTCAGCCTTCGAAGTGGATTGATTGCATGCAAGAAAAAGTTTTTAGAGAAAGAGTTATTGATATTATGGATGAAGAGATTGTGAAGAAGTTTGATAAGAGAGAAGGTAACGCAGCGTCTTTTTACGAAGAAGGAGATAATGATGCTTAAAATGATTCCACTAATTTTTATGTTTGGTAGCGCAGTCGCAGATGCCAAACCACCCCCACCGGCTAAGCTAACAGTTACTGTTACGATTGGCTGGACTTGGGTACCCGGTCACTGGACACGCGGAGTATATACTCGCGCCCACTGGCGCCACCCGACACATGGTGTTCACCATCGTGCATACCGACATGGACCGCCGACTGTTTTTTCGCCGCCGGTCCACACTCATTCGGAATGGGTACCGGGACATTGGCAAGGCCATGGCAGGGCCCGCCATTGGGCTCCAGGTCACTGGAAACATAAGTCGCCGCCCAATCGAAAATAAAAAAAAACACTTGACACAGCCCCCTCCAGCTGGTATGCTATATACAACTGGGAGGGGTTTCTGTGTCCAGACACAATATTACTGGTAGAACCAAGCGGTTTATCGATTTAGCATATCGAGTCGCCCAAGCATCAGATTATGACGATTATCGGCATGGGGCGGTTCTTGTGCGCGGCAATAATGTCATCAGTGTTTCAGCCAATAAGAATAGTCATGCTCGTTTCGGTGGGCGCTTCCGCAAGCGCAATTGCGGACATGCAACACACCATGCAGAGCTTGGCTGCATCCTAGGTGTGGACCGCGCTGTTACGCGCGGCAGCACAGTGTACGTTGCCAGAGTTGGAAAGCTTGGCAACATGAAAATTTCAAAGCCATGTGAAATGTGCGAAGAAGTGCTTCGCCATGTTGGCGTTAAGAAGGTAGTATATACAATTAATGATAAGGAGGTTGGAATATACAAACTATGAGTAAAAAAGCAAAACACAATAAAGCCCGCCGCCGGCGCAAGGTCGGCTCAAAGAAGCGAAGTATTCGTCGCAAGGCCCGGATAAAGAAGTAAATATTAATGAAAAGAGTTCTAATTATTGATGCTTTGAATATGTATTTCAGAGCATACATCGTAGACCCCAGCTTGTCATCAAACGGTCAGCCAATTGGCGGCGTCATGGGGTTCCTCAAAATTCTGCAGAAACAAATCCGCGATACTAAGCCGGATCGTGTGGTAATCGCATGGGATGGTCCTGGCGGCTCACGCAAGCGCAAGCAAATGGACAAGAACTATAAGGCTGGCAGAAAGCCGATCCGCCTTAATCGCTCTATTAGAAATCTTTCCGAGAGCGAGGAGATTGATAATAAAATTTGGCAGCAAACACGTTTGGTTGAATATCTTAACCAAATGCCTGTATCGCAGATCCTGCTTCCTGAGATTGAGGCAGATGATGTTATTGCGTATGCAGCAAGCTTACCTTATTTCGATGGCTGGCAAAAAGTAATTGTTTCCAGCGATAAAGATTTTTTTCAGCTTTGTGATGATGAGACGGTTGTGTATCGGCCAATTCAAAAACAAGTCATGAATAAGAAGAGAATCATCGAAGATTTTAACATCCATCCCAATAATATGGCTTTGGCCAGAGCAATCGCCGGCGATGTATCTGATAATTTACCCGGAATTAAGGGTGTTGGTTTACCAACAATCAAAAAGCGACTTCCCTTTCTTTGCGAAGAAAAAAGCTATACGATTGACGAGGTTGTCGATTTTTGTGACAATATCGATAGCAATCTTAAAGTATACAGTAGTATTATCGAGAATGAAGATGTGATTGATCATAACTATAAAATGATGCAATTATATTCTCCAGCGTTATCATACAATGCCAAGCAGCAAGTAAAATTTGCCATTGAAGAGGCCGATCAACTGTTTAGTTTGACAGAAATGAAGAAGATGATGATTAAAGATGGCTTCGGAACATGGGATTGGTCAGATCTTATTCAAATAATGAGGAGAATAACAGTAGAAAAAGACTAATTATTGTGTTGGAGTACAATAATGAAACTATTTACTAAGCACCCCAGCTCTATAGGCGAAACTTACATGCAACACTATGTTGTTGCAGCGTCATTATCGTTAAAACTATCAATGGCATCGCTAGCACAGCTAGTGCATGCCATTTTTCCGTTTATTTGTCCTCCATGCGGTTTGGATGTGTGTTCAATGATAGAATATTTGGAGAGCAAAAAACCAGAAGTTAGGAAGCAGTGCGATGAATAAATTATTTGAAAATTGGCGGAAACATTTAAATGAAAAAGTTTTTGCAGACTATGAAGCCGGCAAGGAAGAGTGGATTGATGTTCCCGTTGGTGATCTTGAGCACGATCCTGAGAATGTTGATTTAACAGATGAGCTTTATTCATTAATTGATGTTGCATATGGCCGAATTGGCGGTCATTTTGATTTTAAATCTGCAGCAGACCTTCCGGGCAAACATGACGATTGGCTGGCAATGGACTGGGATGAAGATCCAGAGCCCGATGTTTTAAGAGTCGGAAAAAGCCGGCCTGCCGGAACAAAGATGACTGCAGCCGGCCACGATGGGCAACGCAAGAGCAAAGGTCATTATATTAAAAAAACCCTGGACCTGCTCAACACGCCTGGATTTTATGCAGAGATGTCAAAAAGAATTGCAGATATTATGATTGAAAGTGGTGTTCCATATGTTGATAATCCCGCTGTAGTAAGAAGAGTGCTTGGAGCTGGAAAACCGATTGAATGGCTTGGCCATCATCCCGAAGGCATACATCCTGAGTATAAAGGCTGGTACCTCCGTACCGTAGGCGGACATGAGGGCGAATTAAAGATCATGCTTGGCACCCCTAAATTTTCTGGACCGTTCGATTATAGCGCAATTGTCGGAGAGCAAAACGAGCCATTCCAAAAAAGGGTAAAGTCTAAACATCGTAGGATGAAAATTAAACTTGTTGGAAAAGGTGGAAACAAGCATAATACCGCAGGAAAAATGAAAAAACCATCTTACAAAAGATCAAAAAGCAGCCCTCCTGGCGGATAGGAGGAAAACGGAATTGAAATATTTGATATCGTCAATTTTTTTTGCCGGCAAATTTTTCAGATTTTCGTTTTAGTAGGAGAAAATTAGAAAATGAAACTATTATTTGAAAATTTCAGAAAATTTCTCTTGACAGAGCAAAGCGAACTGTGGGGATATCATATCAAACCAGAACAAAAGGTGTTTATATCAAAAGAGCCTTATACCGATTTTCGAAACGTTCGACAGGAACGATCACAAATGCCCATGCAAAAACCGAAAGGTCTTTGGTATGGTTGCGGCGATG